TGCGTTCGACTGCAGGTCATCAGGAGATGGCACCGTCATGTCCACGCACAAAGCCCAGCAAGTGCGAAGGCTGCTGCAGCTTTGTCGCGCTGCACAACCAGTTGCGCTGGATGGTTGCTCTTCGGAATCTGCGCATTCTGCTACTTTGCGGTTGTTTCAGAAGCAGAAATGCACATTGCAATTACGGCGCATTGCCGCTCAGGTGTTTGGCAGACTGTGCAATTCGGAGTCATATGTGTAGGTCTGATCAGTGCAGCAGCAGCGTGGTGGGCGACAGGATGTGTTTTGCTGAACGCGGCTGTCAACCTCTTGACATTAGCCGTGATCAGCTTAAACACGACTGCTTGGTTCTTCGCCAACATGCACGCGGAGTCGCACATGGAATGTCTCTCAGAGCGTTTGCGGACGCTAATCGATGTGCTGACGCTCATACGAAACGGTCGCCGGATTGAAGCTGAAAGCACTGCAAAACTGTTACACTACCGTCCCATCACGCACGCTACTTTGCGGATGCAGCTCGGCTGCAGCCGTTTATCGTTTAAATGCGCGTGGTTGCTGTGGGTGGTCACCTCACCAGCTGGAGATTTGAGGCAGTCAACCTTCAACATGAACAACACAGTGCAAGACAGTGCATTTACATGCGGATACGCAGCAGTGGAAGCTACAGTCAACACCATCTGCGGCAAAATCGAAACACAACCGCTTGGCATCTTCTCCGCTCAGCCGCCTGCGCAACCGACAATCGAGGACAACAAGACATGCTACCTGCGTCTGTTTCCGTCTGAAATACACGCGTTGGCAGTGGCCGAACTCAGCCACAACCCCAAACGCGAAAGCGTCGTGTGCGCGCTGGATAGATGGAATTTGTTAGACGAACCGGTACTAGCAGACGCTTTCGCGATTGAGCGCCAAGCGCACATTTGCTGCGGTACAACATGGTCGACGCCAAGGCTGTTGCTGAATAAGATCCCCAAGCGCTCGCGGGTCGGATTCGTGACGGCAGGGCCAACTGCAGCGCTTGAC